CCAGAACGTCCCTCCCCGACACGGTCCAAACCGCTTCAGACCAGTCCGTTTCAATCGGAAAATAAACCAAAGTGATGGCAGAACAAACCAAAAGGAAAAAAGTCTTACGAGGGGCAACTGAACCAAGGCTTCACAGTCCATACCTCAAAGGCAAATCCCTGGTAAAAGATGTTGAAGAAATTGCTGAAATGCTTGGCCAACCGCTTTTGCCTTGGCAGAAGTTCATTGCAAAAGATATGTTGGCTGTTGATAGCAAAGGTAATTTTATTCGCAAGTCAAACCTGCTATTAATTGCACGCCAATCAGGAAAGAGTCATTTTGCGCGTATGCTCTGTTTGGCACACCTGTTTAAGTGGCCTTCTAAGAACATCCTTATCATGTCCTCTAATCGAAGCATGGCATTGACCTCATTTCGAGAGATTGCTTATATCATCGAAGGTAATCCGACTATGAAGGCAATGGTCAAGCAGATTAGGTACGCAAATGGAACTGAGTCCATTGAATTACTAGATGGCACGCGTTTAGATGTTGTTGCTGCAACACGCGACGGTAGCCGCGGCAGAACAGCCGATTATTTATGGATTGATGAGTTACGCGAAATCTCAGAAGAGGCTTTCCAGGCTGCAACGCCTGTCACACGCGCACGCGCTAATGCGCAAGCACTTTACACAACAAACGCAGGTGATGCTTTTAGCACAGTGCTTAATTCCATCATCGAAAGAGCGCGTTCTTATCCACCTAAGTCTTTAGGCTATTACGAATATAGCGCACCGCAGTATTGCAAGATAGATGACCGCGAAGCATGGGCAATGGCCAACCCTGCACTTGGTTACACAGTCACAGAGGAGGCAATTGAGGAAAGTATCGCAACATCTAGCGTTGAAACAACCAGGACTGAAACACTTTGCCAATGGGTCGATTCATTACAATCACCTTGGCCGCTTGGCGTTATTGAAGAAACTTCAAATAGTGATTTAATAATGTCACCTGGACCGATTACTATATTTGCCTTTGACGTTAGCCCATCAAGACGCAATGCAAGCATTATTGCTGGCCAAATTCTTCCTTCTGGCAAAATAGGGTTTGGTTTAATGCAGACTTGGGAGAACTCAGTCGCAGTAGATGACTTAAAGATAGCCGCAGACATTAAAGCGCTCTGTGACCAATGGAAACCGCGTGCAGTCATGTACGACAAGTACACAACGCAGTCAATTGCAGACCGCCTTTCTAATTCAGGCGTTATGGTCGAAGATTGCTCTGGTCAGCGCTTCTATCAGGCGTGTGGGGAACTCCTAGACGGATTTGTGAACTCTAGGGTTGAGCATCAAGGGCAACAAGAGTTAGTGCAGATGTTTAACAACTGTGCAGCCAAGACAAACGACACTGCTTGGAGAATCGTAAGACGTAAGAGTGCTGGAGATGTTTCTGGAGCAATTGCAACTGCGATGGTGGTCCACAAACTATCAATGCCAGTTTCACGACCTCAGATTGTTGCCTAGACACAACGACATGAAATTGTCAAATGTTAGACATAATGTGATACACTGTCTAAATGGGTATTTTCTCGCGTTTTAATACGCAAGCACCACAAAAGCAGGAATCATCAATTCTCGCGCAATATGCGCCGCAGTTAATGTCTGAGAATTACAATCTTTACAATTATGGTGTTCTTGGTATCCGTCGCGAAGAAGCAATGTCTATTGCGTCGCTTGCAAGATGCCGTAATTTAATTGCAGGCACTATTGCTTCAATTCCTTTAGAGTTATACCGCAAATCAACAGGCGAAGAACTAGGTTCACCAGTTTGGTTAGAACAACCATCTAAGTCACAGCCACGTTCAGTAACTATTGCTTGGACTGTTGACTCATTGCTATTTTATGGGGTTGCATATTGGAAAGTTACAGAATTATATGCAGATGACCAACGTCCTGCTCGTTTTGAATGGGTTGCTAATACTCGCGTAACATTTGATTTAAATATCGAAAACGAATATGTAACTCAATACTATGTTGACGGTTATGCAGTACCAATGGAAGGTCTTGGAAGTTTAGTTACATTCCAAGCATTTGACGAAGGTGTACTTGCACGCGGAAAAGAACTTATTCGTGCAGCAGCAGATTTAAATAAGGCTGCATCAATTGCTGCGGCAACTCCAATGCCTTCAGGTGTGTTAAAAAACAACGGTGCTGACTTAGACCCTAAAGAAGTCCAGGGATTATTAGCAGCATGGAAGTCTGCACGCAATAACCGTGCAACTGCTTATCTTACATCTACTTTAGAGTATCAAGCAACATCTTTCTCACCTAAAGAAATGATGTACGACGAAAGCAAGCAGTTCTTTGCTACTGAAATTGCAAGAATGATGAACGTACCTGCTATCTATGTATCAGCAGATATGAACTCCAGTTATACATACACAAACGTTCTTGATTCACGTAAAGACTTTGTTGCATATTCTTTGCAGCCATTTATTTCAGCGATTGAGGACAGACTCAGCCTTGATGACATAACTGCACATGGCAACGAAGTGCGTTTTGATTTAGACAAACAATTCTTGCGTCAAGACCCAATGCAGGAACTTCTCGTAATAGAAAAACTTCTTTCCTTAGGCCTAATTACTTTAGAACAGGCAATGGAAATGACAGACCAAACACCTAATGGAAACGGCGGTATGTAATTTGAAAATTACATTTGACGCGTCATTCGCACAGGATATTCAAGCCTCTAGCGATACACGCATGATTTCAGGAAAAATTGTTCCGCTAGGTGCGGAAACAGGTTCCACTTCAGCAGGCAAAGTTATCTTTGAGCGCGGTTCTATACAGATTCCAGAACCAAAGACAGTTAAATTGCTTTCACAGCATGATGTCAAGGCCCCGCTAGGCCGCGCTCAGTCTTTTACTGAAACAGAAGATGCAATCTTTGCATCATTCAAAATCAGCAACTCATCACGCGGTACAGATGCACTTATCCTTGCAAGCGAAGGATTACAGGCAGGATTATCTGTTGGCGTAGAAGTTGATAAGTCATTTAACAAAAACGGCGTCATCCATGTAACAGCCGCAAAACTCATGGAAGTAAGTTTAGTAACAGAGCCAGCATTTAAGTCGGCGCAAGTTACTGATATTGCAGCAGAAGAAACAGAAGTTTCTGAAGTTGTAGAACAAACCCAACCAACAGAAAGCGAGGCCGTCGTGGAGATTACTCCAGCAGAGGCAACAACTCCTGAGGTCGAAACCCCTGCGGTAGAGGCCTCACGTCCAACAGTGAGCGTTACAAACGTACGCGAACGTGTTGCACCAATTACTTCAGCACAATACCTAGAAGCAAACATCAAGGCAGCACTTGGTGATGACGATGCACGTCGTACAATTAAAGCAGCAGATGACAGCACTTCAACCAACACTGGTTTGACGCTCCCTGGACATCTACAAACTTTCCTCACAGATACTTTCTCTGGCCGTCCTGCATTTGAAGCAGTAACACGTTCAGCATTAGTTGAATCAGGAATGTCATTCACAGTTCCACGTCTTTATGTTAATAATGCAACAGCAAACACAGCACCAACAGTTGCAGATACAAATGAAGGTTCAGCACCATCTGAAACAGGCATGACATCTGCTTATGACACTGTAACTGTAAATAAATTCTCAGGCCTACAACGCGTTTCATTCGAACTCGTTGACCGTTCATCTCCTGCGTTTATGGAATTGATGATGGCAGAACTTCGCAAGGCGTACGAAAAGGCAACAGACGCAGCACTTATCGCTGAGTTTATTGCATCAGGTACAGCAGGCGCGAACGTTGCAACAACAGCAGCAGGACTTCAATCATTCGTTTCAGTAGAAGGTGCAGCAGCATACAAGGGAACTGGCGGAGATTTCGCTAACAAACTTGTTGCTTCAACTGACCAATGGGCAGCAATTACAGGATACGCAGATACAACTGGCCGTCCTCTATATTCTGCACAAGGCGCAACATACAATGCAGCAGGTAACGCAGTGGCAACTTCTGTTGTTGGTGGCGTACTTGGTACAGACCTTATTGTTGACCACAACATCTCTGCTTCAGGAATTGCAGATGACTCTGCGTTCCTCGTTGCACCACGCAGCGTGTACGCTTGGGAATCCCCAACGACACAACTTCGTGTGAACGTGTTGACAAGCGGTGAAATTGAAATCAACCTATACGGTTATCTTGCACTTTATGTCGCGAAAAGCGGCAAGGGTGTACGTCGCTTCGCAGTAGCGTAATTACTAGCAACTAAGTCACTGAAGGCGGGGCGCAGCCCTTGCCCCGCCTTCAGTCTTTAGAAAGGATTAAGAATGTCACTTTGCACAGTTGCAGAACTTCGTTCAGCACTTGGAGTAGGCACGTTATATACAGACGCTAGCCTTCAATCCGTGTGTGACGCTGCTGACGTTGTAATCCTTCCAATGTTATGGAACAACTACACATTTAACGTAGGGCATAGCAACACAGCAACAACAGGAACACTTTACTTTGACACTTTAGTTGAAAAAGTCTTTTATGTAGGTCAGACAGTTGTTATATCAGGCAACGGCTCAAAGCACAACGGCTCTAAAACAATCACAGGCGTTGGCGATTACAATATTACTTACAACATCACAGGTAACAACAACACACCTGCTCCCTATCATCCAGTTGAGCCACTAGGCCAGGTTGCAGCAGATACTTATGTTGATTACACACTAGACGCAGCCGTCCAAGAAGCGGCACTTATGATTTCAGTTGACATCTGGCAATCACGCCAGACAACAAGTTCAGGGGGCGTATCTCCAGATTTTAGCCCTAGCCCGTATCGCCTCGGAAATACACTCTTGGCAAGAATCAGAGGATTAATTGCTCATGCCCTATCGCCTTCTTCAATGATTGGATAGGCAATGTCAACAGCATTAACAACCCTAAGAACAACTATTGCCACTGCTTTAGTTGATAACTCTTTATGGCAAGTTTTTGCGTTCCCGCCTGCAACAGTTTTAGCGAACAGCGTTATCGTTGCACCAGATGACCCTTACTTAACGCCTAACAATAACCAGCACAATACAATCGCACCAACAGCGAATTTCAAACTGGTAATTACAGTTCCTTTGTTTGATAACGAAGGAAACCTCAATGGAATTGAAACAGCCTTAGTTGGCGTGTTCAATAAACTCGCAGCGTCATCCTTGACGTATAATGTGGGAGCAATAAGTCAGCCAAGCGTTTTGAACGTGGACTCTGGCTCATTGCTTACTTGCGAGATGTCACTGTCCGTACTAACCACCTGGAGTTAATATGTCCGAATGGGAAAAAGAGAACGAGGCCTTCCTGAAGAAAATCGGGCAGGTAACACCAGCAGCACCAAAACCAGCATCTACAAAGAAAGAAGAGGAATAACCTAAATGGCTGTATTTCTAAATAACAAGGTCGGCGTTAAGGTTAATTCCGTTGACCTTTCTGACCACGTAACATCTGTAACACTTAACCGTCAGTTTGATGAACTAGATGTAACTGCAATGGGAGATTCATCCAGAAAGGCAGTAAAGGGCCTAGAGTCATCTTCTGTAACAATCGATTTCTTAAACGACACAGCAGCAGCAAATGTTCTTGCAACATTGCAGTCAGCATGGGGAACTACTGTTACTGTTGTTCTTCTGCAAGATAAAGGTTCAGCAGTATCAGCAACAAATCCTCTATATACAATGAGCGTCCTAGTCAATGGAACTCAAGATATTAATGGAGCAGTTGGCGATATTGGTTCAATGTCAGTAACTTGGAACTGTAACTCAACAGTTGCAGTTGCAACAACAGGCACATTCTAAAACTAAACTAAGGGGCAAAAATGGCAAAGTTAAAAGTAACAAGGGCAGATGGAATAGTTGGCGAATACCCAATTACTCCATTAGTGCAATACGGATTTGAGATTTGGGCTAAAAAAGGATTCCACAAATCCTTTATTGAAGATGCTTCTCAAACTTCGATATTTTGGCTTGCTTGGGAATGTATTCGCAGGTCTGGTGAAACCGTACCAATGTTTGGGGAAAAGTTCATTGAAACTTTAATTGACGTTGAAGTTCTCGATGACGATTCCCCGAACTAGGGCGCGATTCCGTCACCTACCTTATCGCTAAATTAAGCGTGAGGCTAGGAGTCGCGCCACAACATTTGTTAGAACTAGATGAAGTAATGCTAAAGAATCTAATTAAGGTTCTTCAAGACGAAGCGAAGGAGATGAGAGATGCCAACAGAAGTCGTGGGCGCTCTCGCTCTTCGTAAAGCCTTAAAACAATATGCGCCTGACTTAGCAACTGAACTACGTAAAGAAGTTGCTGCTGCTTTAAAACCAGTTGTATCACGCGCACGCGGTTTTGTACCTAGTGACTCAGACATTATGAGCGGATGGCAACGTCGTTCATTCTCTGAAGCAAAGTTTCCTATGTATGATTCAAACATCATACGCAAAGGCATTAGTTACAAAACCAGTCCTAGCCGAGCCAACAATCGTGGCTTTACATCATTAGCAGCAATTGAAAACAAATCTGCCTTGGGTGCAATTATTGAAACCGCAGGACGCAAAAATCCAGGCGGTCAGCCTTGGGTTGGACCAGGTAAGAATGTTACACAAAAGCGCTATTCACACTCTGTTAATCCTAGAGCAGGCGAACAGTTTATTAAGAACCTTGGGCCAATCTACGGACAAAAGAAAACATCTGGTATTGGCGATAAGCGTGGTCGTTTAATCTATCGTGCTTGGGATGAAACAAACGGCAAAGTTATTGCCGCTTACTTTAAGGCAGTTGAAAACGTTACTGCCAAGTTTAATAAGCGTACTTCAATTGTCGACATAAAGAGAGCAGCATAATGGACGTTTCAAAAATAGCCATTCAAATCGCCTCGGAGTTCACAGGCTCTAAGGCGTTTAAGCAGGCTGAAACATCTGCTCAAAAACTAGAACGTACAGTTAAAAACCTTGGCAGAACTTTAGGTGTTACTTTTTCATTAGCCGCCATTGTTAATTTTGGTAAGGCTTCAGTTCGTGCATTTATGGATGCTGAACGTGAGGCTGCTGTCCTTGCCAACACAATGAAAAACCTAGGGCTAGGTTTTGATTCTGGAAGAGTTTCAGCATATATAGATAACCTTGGCAGGCTTTATGGCATAACTGGTGACCAGGGAGTCCCTGCAATGCAGGCTCTATTAAGCGCCACTGGTTCAGTCACAAAGTCCCAAGAATTAATGAATACTGCAATGAACATTGCAGCAGCAAACAATATCGGAGTTGCTGAAGCGGCTAAAGGTTTAAGCCAGGCATATCTTGGTAATCGCAAGGCTCTTAATCAATACAACACAGGTCTTACAAAAGCAGAATTACAATTAAAATCTTTTGAAGATATACAAAAATTACTAGACACACGCCTTGCAGGTGCGGCTACCGACGCTGCTGCCACATACTCAGGTCAACTTTTAATACTTAAAGAAAACGCAGACCAAGCCAAGGAAGCAATTGGAAAAGGCTTAATAGATAGTTTTATTCTTTTAGCAGGCGATAACAGTCTAGAGGTTGCCACTGCTAACATGAAAAAGTTTGGTGACCAAATTGCTTATGCTTTACTTGGCGCAGCAGACCTACTTAAAAAAATTCAAGGCATTGGCAAAGAAAGCGAACAAGGTTTTGTTGGTCCTGACGGAGTAAGAAGAACACGCCGTCCATCTGCTTTGCAAGAACTAGCAGGATATGGAAAAACAGTAGCCAATCGAAATGCAATTATGGGCACGCCTGGTGCTATTTCTGGCAAGTTCCCTGGTGGCGCTGCTTTCTTTGCCGCACAGGCTAAAGCAGAAGAAGCCTCGATTAAACGCGCTAAAGAGTTACAGGCTATCGAAAAAAAGCGTTTAGATAACATTAAAAAAATTGCTGCTGAAAAGGCTAAGCAACTTGCGCTAGATAAACTTTCAGCCTTCCTTAATAAAGCAGAGCAATTGTTTGACATGGACCGTATTCAGTTAGCGGCTGCTGCCATGAACAAACAGACCGAAGAAGATAAGGTTCGCATCAAGTTAAAGCAACAAATTCTCGACTTAGAAGAAGCCATTAATGATGGCAATGTAACCGCAGCAAATCAATTAGTCAGTTCAATTACTCAAAACGCAAAATTGTTAGGTCAACTGCGTGGTGACATGATTAATCTAGACGATGTTCCTAATCCATTTAATGAATGGCTTGCAACATTGCAGCAAATGCTTGCAACACTGCTTGCAATGACAACTATTATCCCAACCATTACATCATTGATTGGTAGGGGTGGATTTAATGTTGGTAGTTTCCGCATGGGTGAGTCTGCAAGCAACGCTGCGGCTGGCTTGCCTGCAAACTCTTTAAGTGATTTTATGGGTTTTGGAGATACACACCTAGGTGCATTAGGCAGACAGGGCGCAAATGCAACCACAATTAATTACAATATAAGTGCAACAGGCATTGGTGACCAACAGATTGCTTCAGTTGTTCAGAACGCTATCCAAGACCTCAACAGATACGGAAGTTCAACCACTTACGCTGGAGCAATCTAGTGGCAGTACCAACAATCAATGCCACAATTAACTTTTCAACTGGTCCAAGTTTTGCACAGGCGTTTATTATTGGTTCAGGAATCTTTGGCACAAACGTATTAGCCGATAGCACAGCCGTTATTGTTGACGTGTCCAACCAGGTTGACATAGTGGAAACAACTAGAGGCCGCAACGCACAGGCAGACCAATTCCAGACAGGTCAGTTAAGCCTTCGTATTGTTGACCAGAACGGTGACTTTAACCCACAAAATACTGCTAGTCCCTATTACGGCCTGCTTAACCCAATGCGTAAGGTTCAGATAACTGCAACCTATTCAGGAGTAACTTACCCAATCTTCTCAGGATTTATTACAGGCTACTCAACTACAACCCCTAAGTTCACAGGCGATATTGTTTATACAACCATCACAGCCGTAGATGCTTTCAGATTGGCACAGAACGCACAGATATCAACAGTTACAGATT